AAGCAATTTCTAGCGGCTTCTATTAACGTCAAACCTCTAAACTCGTTACTTGAATCATCTTTTTTGATACCGGCCCGCGCCAATATCGCATTGGTGTAGCCTATCGCAAACTTTTCGCTTCGATCCTGCACTGAAGTAACGCGAGTATTTTCACCAAGAGGTTCTGAGCTTTCGCCCATCTTTGCTAGGAGCCTGTCTCTTGCCCCACTTACAGTGACCGCTTGATCATCAAGACAAGTATCTTGCAATTCTCGATAGTCAGAACCAAAAGGAGCATAGGCGGCCTTAATGCCTGTACACCTTTTACTTTCATCTAATAGCGCTTCTGCGCGGGCTTTCACCTTCACTGCCTCTAGATCTATTTCAGTACCTTTTGCTTTAGGCTTTGTCGCCGGGGCGCCGTTTTCTGGGTCCATTTTATATACCTTCTTTGGTGCGCCGTTTTTATGCGGCTGGTTTAGGGATTGCGGTGTGTTTTTAAATTTCGATAAATCTAAATCCTTTATACATGCCGCCATTTCAATAGGTTCCATTACACCTGTAATGAAACCTTTTTCAAGTGCTTCGCTCGCTGTGAACCAAGTCTCCTGATTTAGTAATTCTGTTAACTCTTCGCTACTGATGCCTGTTCTTTTTTCGTAAGCCAACATTAGTGTTTCTTTTGCTTTATCTAGCATGTCGGCATACTTTCTTATCTCGCCTGAATCACCAACCGCCATCCCCCAAGGGTTATGAATCATCATTAAGGAGTTTTCAGCCATCAGTAACTCATCACACGCCATTGCTACAACAGACCCCATAGAGGCGGCTATACCCTCTATATAGCCGGTAACTTTTGCGGGGTGGTGCGTTAGAATGCTATAGATCGCGTTACCGGCAAATACGCTGCCGCCATCGGAACAAATATACAAATCAATATCGGATACATCACCGAGGGCCTGTAATTCTTGCTTAAAAGCTTTGGCGCTCACATCGTCATATTCACTGTCACCGATATAGCCGTACAACCAAATCTCACCCCGGCCCTTTCCCTTTGCTTTTATTTCATAATATTTTTTCATACGGCCTCGTTGTCTGTGGTTTTTGTTTCGGTATCGGTTTCGGTTTCTTCTTGCGTCTCTATTTCCGGGCCTGCTTCTTGATTGGCGAAATCACTAGAATACGTTAAGCTTTTTTCAGTAGCTCTTGCGTTGTCGGTTTCTTGCTGTTCGTCGACTTCGTGCGGTATTTGGTTTCTACTTCTAATAACCTGGCTTCTACTAGCAAACCCAGCTTGAACATTACGTTCATTCGCTTTACTTTCTTTATCGGGATCTATCCACGGCATAGCCGGGCCTTGAAAATGCGCGCGGTATAATGTTTCTGTATCTACGTCTGACGGCACTTTATGCCGACCTGAAAGAATCGCCATCTTTACATAATTTTTAAATACCGGACGTTTGAAGAATGAAGTGAATGTAGTTTGTAAGGTTAAGTATTGGTCCCAGCCTTCCACCAACTCTTGTCGTTGAGCAGCATAGCTACCGTTATAATCTCTGGCGGCGCTTGAATAATTTACACGAGTACCGCTAGCGATCATTTTTATCATTGCGTTTCGGAACGGTTCTAAGCGCTCACTAGGTCGATTACTTTGTATTGTTCCGACCTCTTCCCCCGGCTGCAATCTATCGAACACTAAACCGGGTGACATTTTGAACGAGCGATCATTACTAGTTTTGGGATCAGGCGCAATGTACGAATCTGGGTTACCCTTTTTGATATACGCCGCCATTGCAGCAGATACACGGGCCGCTACTCTTTCGCTTTCTTCGTAATCCTTAAGGTCTTCTACTCTAGTCAGAACGCTATGTAAAATAGATACTCCTCTGGTTTGTCGTATACGCTTTATAAGTTTTATATGTAGCAGGTTATCTGCAGGTATAGGTTTTAAGTCTTGTAGAGTTGTAAAGCTAGTCGCATCGCCGGGATGCTCTTTGTATGCATAGTAATTTGTAGCGCGGCCCCATTCGTTTTTTTGAATGCTTTGGTGAATATTTTTAGAATCGTCACTGAATTCAATCGGAAATAGATCTGGCTCTAACAGCTCAAGAAGAAAGGGCACATTAGTGGGAAACTTAAGACCCGGTTTACTGCCTCTCACCATCTGAGTCATTTGCTCACCGTCTCTAAACCATGTCCTTGCCACTAACTGCTCGCACACTGCGCCACTTAGCTCCCCTGTTACTTCCGGGCGTTCATACCATTCATTAAACCCATCTAATAATTCTCGGTTAAACTGTTTGTGTAGCTTACCGTCAGCGTCTCTTACCATCGGTTCAACTAGTATTCCATTCGGCCCTACAGTACGGGCCACCAATATATCTAAAATGCCCGTTACTAAATCGTGATTTTCATCGTAGAACCTGGCCTGTTCTCTTAAACCCCTGGCACCCTCCCCGACTACAGTATCAGGGCCTCGTGATTCTCGTTTTATTTTCCTTAGACGAGTTGGTTTATTAGCTTCATAAGCGGCTAATATTGCGCGGTCTTTTAACCGAGCTACCGCCCACCCTGGACTTATTGATTCTATTCCTTTATCTAGCCAATTCATCAAGAGAAATCCACTACTGAATAATTATTACTAGCGCCCTGCTGTATAGCCAAATAGCTAGCTTTTCGTTGCTCCCACTCCTGGCGACCTTTTCTAATCTGCCCAAGATCGGCTCTCGTGTAGCTACGACCGTTTATGCTATAAGATGCATTTTTCGTTAGCGCTTTTTCTCCAGCAATATAAAAATCAATCATGCTTTGAATTTCAGTTAACGTCATAACCAGTCACCCTCTAGCCCCAAATAGTTATCTATTGGTATCGGTTTGTTAATGGGTTTCACCACCTCTATAAAATCGTCTTCTTTTTCAGTGTTTGTATAGTTTGCTAAGTTGTAGCCAAAATGTTGTTGGAGAATTCTGATTGCAGCGAGGTTATATACTGATGTATCGAACGGCTCGTTTCTTTTGCCTTTCGCGTCCCAAAAACGAACTCGTTTTCCTTTTACTATTTTCCAATAACAAACTTCATTAGTTAGTTGTACATAGTAGTCTTCGTCGAATTCGTCATTGATCGGCCAGTGCGTATAACCCTCACCTGGTTCTTGTATTTTGAATCTTGTTGTTATTAATTCCTTGGCCGTGTCTGTTCCGATCAACGTAAGGTATACGCCTAGCTTTGGATTTCGCTTTCTTGGATATTTCGCTATAGGGCTGCCCGGAGTACTAGAACCCCGAATCGGTATAAACTTAGTTAGGCCGTAACGTTTTGAGAAGTTGTAGACTTCATCTGAATAATGCCCACCGGAATCTATCGTTATTAATATTGTATCCAGTAGCGTACCGGAGGGGGTAGCAAACTGACGGCTCAATCTTTTATGTAGGGTCTTCCATATACCGGATCTAGACAAATCACCGTACAAGCGCTCATATGAAAGCCTATAATTTTCCTCGCCCGCAACCCATGCTACCCACTCAATCTCGAATCGGTCATCTTGAGTGTCGACGGATGCGGTAATAATACAATTCTCTACAGGCACTTCACTTAAATAATGTTCACGCCTTGCGTATAAAACATCACTTTCAATTTTCTCTACTTCTTCCTCTTCCCACTCTTCACCTAGAGTGGTGTTTACAAAGGTTTTGAGTTTTGTTTTATTTCCCTTGATCTTTAGTACGTCTTTTACAATCCTAGACCACGGACTAAATGCCGAGTAAGCAGACCAAATATGGAAGGCAATTGATAAAGGAGTTTCTACAATTACTTCATCTGTATCTGTAAATACAATTCCGTCTCCTGTTCTTAATCCGCTATCACTCTCCCAGTACCCCGAGAAATCCGCATCAAGATAATCAATATAGGAAAACTTATCTTTACAGTGTCTACATATATACTTTACTGTTTTTGGCTTTTTAGTATCTGATACATCCTCGTCCCACCAAATCCCGTAATCAACACCCTTGCCGCCAAACTCTAATACCTGATATTCATTACAATGCGGGCACGGAACGAAACGCTTAAAATAATGAGCGGCTTCGCTGCAAGCCTCTTCTATTTGACAGTCACCCCGAATTGTCGGGGTGCTACCTCGAATCGACTTTCTAAATACAGATCCCTCTAAGCGCTTATCACCTAAAAAAGTTGCTGTACCTTCTTTTTCTATGTCCCTGTCAAACTTCGAAAGCTCGTCATATATTCCAACGTCAACAGACTTTTCTCTAAAGTTCTTAGCGGCCTTTCCGCCCTTTAAGATCAACTGTCTTAAGTTTGTAAATATCTTTGTGTCTATATTATTCTTTTTATGCTTCTTATCGAACCACGGGAAGAGCGAACGTAATACGGGTACGTCCCTAATCATTGTGTCTATGTGAAGTTTAGAAAAGTCATCGCGTGAACCGTCGTCGGGGTTCCAGCACATTACATTTCTTTTTTTGTGCTCTATGAAATAGCAAATAACTGCACAAATCAGCTTTGTATAACCAACTCTAGCGGACTTTTTCCAGTTAACTTCTTCTATTTCGTCGTTACCCATCGCGTTTAATATTGCGATTTGATAGGGAACAGTTTTCCACTTGCCCTCAATGTAGCTACTCTCAGGCGACATATAAAAATTGGCGTCTGCATGCTCAACTGCTGTCATAGGCTCACTACGAGCCAGTATTTGTAAAGCTTGTTTTATTGCTCCTTTAAATTTTTGCTTCTGCTTCGCTGATAACATCTTCTATGGCCGTATCAATATATTGATCCAGGTTAGCGGCCTCGTTTTGATGCTTAGCAACTTCAGCGTATATAAGATCAGTTACCCGTTTATCAATTTCTGGAAATTTACGTTT